TTCTATCTAAAAAACAGAGCAAGCTGCTGCTGCATCGTATATTACAAACATACGATGACACGCTGTCGTTGGAGAGTGTCGAAATAGATCACGACATGCTTCTATATCCTCAAGTCGTTAACTTAAATTCAGCAATCAATGGTGGTCGAATGTACAAAAATGTGTTCCAATCTGAAATATGCACTCTCGTAGATTTTCTGAAGAATTCTAAAAAGAAAACCTACGACAAGGTCATCGTACACATCCGGGCGTCCGTCAATAAACTCTTGTACTATTCCATCCCAGATAGGATGATTTTGAAATCGATCGCAAAGAAAATAGCTTCTTTGAAAAAAATCGATAAGCACAAATCAGTATCGAAAATTTGCATCGCAGAATCATGCTTGATCAATGCATCCAAAAAAATATTCGTTTACGAGTTACTCTTCGTAGAACTCTACGAGCTTCTACAAGAGAGCTATTGAAACCGTTCACGCCGAACAACTCTCACATGGGGCATCGGCATCGGCATCGTAATTTTTCTTCGTCACTGACACATCCAGAGAAAACTTCTGTATTTCAGCCTTGGCCTTGGACCGCAAATAATACATCCCTGTCTTTAAACCCTGCTCCCAGCCATAAAAATGTGCCTTGGTTAGCTTGGAAAGTGTCGGATGATCGAAGTATAGGTTCATAGACTGTGATTGGTCTATGTATCTGCCTCGGTCAGCGGCCATATCGATTATGTTTTTTTGTTTTATTTCCCATACTGTTTTATACCTGGCTTTCACGTCAGCAGATAAACCCTCGATGGACTGAACCGAACCATTACACGCGATCAACTGATTCTTCAATGTTTGACTCCACATCCCTTGATCTCTCAGTTCTTTGACTAGATATTTATTCACTATTATGAATTCTCCTGCTAATGTTTTTCTTTTGTAGATGTTACTTTGAATCGGTTCAAAGCTTTCCGTGTTTCCCATTATCTGTGACGTAGAAGCAGTTGGCATCGGGCTACACACTAAGCTGTTTCGTAGACCATACTTGACAATGTCTTCTTTTAAAGAATCCCAATCGCACGTTAAATCGCTTTCACCGCTCCACATGTCGAATTGTAGGATCCCTTGACTAGAGGGTGAACCGACGAAAGACTCATACGGACCATGTTCTTTCGCAAGTTCACACGATCTCTTTATCGCAGCAAAATATATGTTTTCAAATATCCTCCGATTGAGTTCCTTCGCCTCCACACTTTCGTAAGCCATGTCGAGTTTGAGAAATGTGTCCGCGAGACCCTGAACTCCGATACCGATCGGTCTGTGTTTCATGTTCGATGTCCGAGCTTTTTCGATAGGATAAAAGTTTTTATCGATGATTTGGTTCAGGTTGTTTGTCACGATACCGACCACCTGTTGCAGTTTTGCGTAGTCGAACGTCTTTGTTTTCTCGTCAACATAAGAAGGTAGGCACACACTGGCTAAATTACAAACAGCTATTTCATCTGGCGAAGTATACTGTACGATCTCACTACACTGTGATGTCAGCACACCTTCAAATAAAGCACTGTTTCTTAATTTCTCTGTAAAACAATACGTGTCTGACTTTTGTTGCAAGTCAATAACCGCTTTGACATAATCGCACACATACGCAGCAATCTCTCTTGTATCTGGTGTCGGCGGCTGAAAGCAAATGGTCAAAGACGAATTTTTTAAATGAAACAAAGCCACCTTATTGATCAGTAAAACATCACCGCCGCTCTGTCCTTCAAGCCTTCCTTTCGCGCCGAGTGTTTGCAAGAGCAATAATACTTCTCTGAGAAATGCAGGCCGAGGAATTTTAATTCTCACATCACCGGAATCATCCATGATTCCAGCAGAATCAATCAAACCAGATATCCAATTGATTCTTGTGGCGACGTTGTGGTCCAATGGGACGAAATACTTGTCCGCGATGTCTCTCGGAAGAGCCATCCGTATTCCTTGGCCGTATTCTTGTTCGCAATCGAATGTCAACTTCTCGCGAAATTTACATTGGTCGTCAGTTATTATAAGCGTCTTCTGCTGGTCAAATTGCGTCGCCTGACATCGTCCATCGTTGTATAGAAACTCGTTCGGTTTCTGTTGGTGTACATCACAATTTCCGTTTTGGGACGCCGTGTACACACACCTGGAGTCAGAAGTTTGCGAATTCGAGGTCGAATTCCCACATAGGAAACCGTGTGTGTATGCGTATTTCATTTCAATCGAGTTCTGATGATCTTCGATGACTGGAAACCTATGAGACGCAAGCCTCATCCCTGGAACAAGATCACTCGCACGAATGATTTTATCCTCCTCACCTTCTTGTTCTTGTACCAGAAATTCGTGGTCACGAGTGCACCTTAGAACATGTCCGTGCTCGGTTTCGACTGTCACGACGGGTTTATCTGAAGCGGTTTTGAAAACAGTCACTTCAGAAAACTCGTGTCCATTGAAGATTTCCAATGTTTGATCTTCAAGCTCGGCTATTGGCACGTATCCTTTCTTGGTCAATACTCTTGTTTCTGAAGCGACGCACAGATTGCTAGACTTTATCGTCCCGAGATTTTTCTGGTTCGTCTTCGAATTCACATGATCCTTGTACAACATATAAGGAGTTCCCGTTTCTATCTGAGATTCTAATATTTTCATCCATATGTCTTGAGCTTTGACTTGTCTGATATAGTTGCCTTCGTTCTCGTATCGAGTGTACAGATCCGTGAACCTTTTATCTTCACCGTCGTCGTAAACGTCACTTAAACCAGGTGACTGATCCGGACACATCAGTGACCACATACCATTTTGCTGTACACGTTCCATGAAAAGATTCGGTATCCACAAGGCATAAAATAAGTCTCGGGCGCGCTCGGATTCGACACCGTGATTCTTCTTCAAATCCAAGAATGGTTCTATGTCAGCGTGCCAAGGTTCAATGTAGATAGCAAACGATCCATTCCGTTTCCCGGCTTGATTAATGTGTCGCGCCGCGTCGTTGTACACTCTTAACATCGGAACGATCCCGGTCGACTTTCCATTGGTGCCTCGGATGAGTGACCCGTTCGCACGGACGTTATGTATGTGTAAACCGATTCCTCCGGCAAACTTGCTTATCATCGCACAGTCGTGAAGTGTGGAGTACATTTCTGACACCCCGTCACCTTGCATCATTAATAAAAAGCAGGAACTCCCCTGTTCTCGTTTCGTTCCGAAGTTAAACAGTGTCGGGGTGGCATGTGTGAATAATTTCATAGACATACAGTCATAGGTCTCCAGAACTTTTTCCACATCGTGTCCATGAATTCCAATGGAAACACGCATCCACATGTCTTGTGGTCGTTCGACAGGTGAGCCTTCAATGCTCAGAAGATATGATTTCTCAAGGGTTTTGAAGCCGAAATAGTCAAACAAGTAGTCTCGTTCGTAATCAATTCTTGAATCGAATGTGCCTGCATTTTGAGAGACGACTTCGTATACCGTGTCGCTGATGAGTTTGTTTTTGTCATATGTATATAATTTATGGATCGTCTTGCTGAATGTGTCTTCCGTCTTCTTGTGATGGTTCGAGATCGATATCCTTGACGCTAGCTTATCGTAATCTGGATTGTCCACTATCATTGAGCTGCAAATGTTAGCAGCTAACTCGTCGAGAGAATCCGTGTGCACCCCGTCATAAATTCTGTTACACACTTTCTTCGCGACTTCGAAATGATCCACAGATATGTCTGTCGTTAATTTAGAAAGTCTATTCAGGACTTTGTCAAACGAAACTTCCTCGGATAATCCATTCCTCTTCAAGACGCGCATTTGGAATTTTAATATATAATTTTTCCCTAAAAAAAAACCCGCCAAGGGAAAATATTTGAATTTTGATCGTAGTTCTGCTTTCCCGCGCTCCAGCAGACACTCGCGTTCGCACGGGTCACGCGATGAACGCACAACCATCCCGTCGCAATGGACTCGTGATTCCGCGTGGAGGACTGACGCCTGGGCGTAAGAAGATCACTCTGAACTCGCCACTGTTAAAATCGTATACTTTAAGTAGTCCGATTCCAACACTGGCGGAGACGCCTCGCCAAAAACAAGGGCATCAACCGATACTTCAAAAAAACTACAGTTGGGTACACCCCCCTTCTTCGAGGAATGAACCCGATATTCCTCGACTCGACGACACTGGATACACACCTATGCGCATCGCCAGGCATTACAGTCGTATTTACGATACAACGCCGTCCAAGGTGCTGGTCAGCGACGACGCGGTCGATGACAGCCCAGCGTTTGAAACTAATAATTCCGCGGACCCAGTGGAGACATCGGAAAAGCTTCTCAAAGACCGAACCGCATTTGTGGACGAGTTAGAACGGGAGTTGTTTAGGCTGGAACGGAACGTGCAAGAAGCGATGGACGACGGCGCGGGGGCGTCCATTCCGAGCGTCAAGCCGTTTCTGGTTTTCGCGAACCGCGCGGAGAAGGAGATTTTAGCCATGGACCGAGTTTTGATGCACGGCGACGAGGGGTTACGACTCAAGAGGAAAGCCCTGGTGACGCGGCTGAATGGGATGCTGCTACGGGGGGATGAAGCGATCAGTCAGATACACTCGGTGAATGCATCCGCGACCGAAACATCAGAAGAACCCCCAGATGATACAACGTCATTCTATGGGATCAAGCAGACTAACGTGTCTTTCCGCCACAATGGCTCCGGGAATAGGGATGCGTCCTTCGTCCCAAAAAACTCGACTCAGCACAAAAAAACAAAAACCGTTGCAGCAAAAAAGGACTTTGTCAGATGTCCCTCGAGAAAACCAAAATTTAGGACGCCGTCCTGCGTCCCAAAAGCGCAACAAACGCAAGCGCAAGCGCAAGCGGACAAAACCCGTCGTAAACGAGCAGATGAGGTCTCTCGAACCACGGGGAAGAACCGTGCACAGAGGAGGAAATTACGACATGATAAGGAGATGCGCCTTAATGGCAATGTCGAGCAATCACCTGAACGTGATGTCGAAGACCCTGAAGACTGGGACTTTGACGCCTGGTTTGACAAACACGTTGAACCTGATGATAACATAGACGAGTGGATAAGAAACTATCAAGAATCGTGGTTCCGTTTTCAGACGATTATGGCGGCGCATAGGGCGGCCATAAAACCTACTACTGTGCTTTGACCGGGTGATCAGTTGTACGGTGATTGTAGATCAGTTGCTATTCTTCTGAGGATATCACTTTCACGGATTTCACGGATTTCTTCATTTTTTTGTCACTTTTTTTCTTACTTTCGCTTCAATCGACATTTTCGAAACGAAAGCACTTAACTTCTATTCATCAAAAACACGAAAATCGTGTTTTCAAAAAGTATTTTTCTTCGTGAAAAACAAAAGTGAAATAGAATTTGGAAATTCGGAGCGCGCGGGAGCGCTACCACCGCATTGCGGCGGAAAACGAGTTGCAAAATTTTGGAAAAACGAGTTGCAAACGAGTTGCAGAAAAAAGAGCGAGTTGCAAAGCCGTTTTTGGACCGAGTTGCAAAATTTTTCCGACCGAGTTGCAAGCGAGTTGCAGATTTCTGGAAAAGTTTAC